TTTTGAGGCGTTCCAGCTTTCCCGGCAAAACGACGGACTGGCTTCGCGCACTATCCAATCCGATGCCGCCCGTTTGCGCAAATTGATGATTCGATATTCCGACACGCCGATTGCCCAGCTTTCCAAAGTCCAATTACTTGAGTTCTTTGACGGCATTTCCAAGGGGAGTGTGCGCAGTATTTACAAAAGCGTGCGTAAATTTTTCTGTTGGGCGCATGAACGCAATTACCTGGGTGAAAACCCAATGGCAACGATTCGGCCGATCGGCGACTGGGGCATCAATAACGAGTTTTATCCGGTCGAAACTTTTGCGCGGATGTTGCGGGTTGCCGCGGGACTTGAGGCACCGCGCAAAGGCGAGGAGCAAACCCGAGAATTTATCGCTCTGCTTCCGTACTTTGTCCTGGGCGGATTCGCCGGCCTGCGCCCATGCGAACTGTTCCGCACTCGAGAAAAACCCGAATCAATCCGGTGGACCGATCTCTATTTTGCCGGAGTCGATCATCCGCATATTGAGATCCGGCATGAGGTCGCCAAACGCACCAAACGCAAAACCGGGTTGCGCCATATCGATATGCAAGCTGCGCTCGACGCGGTTAATGCCTGGTTAGGGCTCTGTGATCGGAATGAACCGTTTATCATAAAATTCGGCAGCCGTAAAATGCAGGACCTGAAAACCGCGTTTACTGAAAGGACTGGAATTAAGTTCCTGGAAAACGGGTTCCGAAACAGTTTCGCGACCTATGCGCTTTCCTATTCAACTTTAAGCGGGCTCGGTCATGTCGCCAAACAGATGGGCAATTCCGAGGCGATTTGTGCTGAGCATTATTCGCGGAATCTTCCTACAGGTTCTGGTAAAGCATGGTTCGATCTGCGACCGTTTGAAGTTATTCGAGTGAAGGCTCAAGTTGCGGGTTAAGTGCTTTTCTTTTGTGCTGGGCCGGGCGGTTTCTTACCAGATCCCCGGCTTTTTTGTTTTCCCTCATCGATATCAGGTCTGGTGACGAACTGCGGCGGCCAGTCGGGGATCTGGCCGGCATGATACTGATTAGCGAACTGGAGCGCGATCGCTCGCAGGAATTTCGGCCGGCTGGTGCGCAGATATTCTCTGACGATCTTATCAAGCTTTTCGAATTCTTCCGGGCTCAAGTTCAGAGATCCAAAATGTGGCACTGAAAAAAGATCGGCAAAAGTTAAAATTTGCCAAATTAATTGATTTTGTCACGCATGCATTGCATTACGGTTTGGTAATCACGCAATGATTCCCGTTCTGCTTCAAACACTTACAAAAATCAGCGATTTATGTAATGGAATTCATGACAAAAATTACCTCTTGAACCGTGAATTTCAGGTTGTCTCACCGTCTAAAGCTGATATCGCTCTTTATTGGTTTTGAGTGGGAAGTCCGAAAGATGCACGATTCATCTTGAAAATTACTGCTCCTTCAAGAAAAGGAAACCCGATCAAAGATGGGCTGATCTCAGATCGGGGTTCGCACGTTAGATCACGTCAGTTTACACCTTTAGAGAATGTAAACCTTTTCAGTTAATACACGAAAAGGTCGCAAACGTTCAACGTTTTTTTCTTCGATCGTTAAACTCTTCTCTCTCAAAGGGTTTTTAATTTTCAACGGGAAGAACCTTTTCTAGTAAATGGGCAGACGCAAACGCCGGCCGACGATCGAGGTGCCATCAAGTACTGAACATCTAGAACGCAAGCGTTTGATCGAACGCCTCGCGGATGAACGACTCACCTATCAGGAAGCACTTTACGATACGACGACCAGGAAGCCGCGCTATCCGCTTGATATTGTCGTACCCGCATTGCTCAAAGCTCAACGTAAAGCGATCAAAAACGGTTCACGCCTTAAGCTTCTTGCTGACGAGCTTAAACATCATAAAGAAATATTCGAAGCTCTGGCTTGGGGCTGGCTGATTCCCTCCATCCTTCTCCTGAAAGATCTCGTCGATTTTCTGGCCTGAAAAAACCTGTCAAATATCGATTTTAAAAAATTTCTCGAATAGACGGTTTTCGAAGAATTATCGAAATATCATCGAAATATGCCGGTTTTTAATTTGTCCGAAATCTCCGGGACAATAGTGTTTGCGTGAGAACACTCTTTTCTCCGGAAGATCGGCGAAAAACGGTCAGAATATCGGAACTCGCCGAACTTACCGGATTTAATTCAAAAACCCTTTACGAATGGGTCCGTAAAGGCGAGATCCCAACTTTTCGCCAGGGCAAAGGCCGCGGGCGCCGATTCTATTTTCACCGGACCGATCTCGAGATCTGGTGGAACAACCTACATCAACAACGGAGCAACGGCGTATGACTACCGGAATCATTGCTCTTATTCTGTTGAGTTGGTCGGTAGTCAACGTCTGGGCGAGCTGGGGTTTGATCCTGACAATCCGCAAACTGGATACCGAACGGCGCGCTTTGCGCCGCTGGGCCCGGTTAACTGTCATTCGCGACAAACAACAGCGGAATTGGAACTAGCTATTTATGGGCTGGAAACCGAGCTTTTTACCCAATCGCGTTTTGGAATGTATGAACCGCGAAGATCGGCCCAAAGGCCTTGCCGGTCTGACAAATCAGGAAGCCGAAGCCAAACGGGTATTCGAACTGGAGATTGATTTGCACAACCAGTTCTGGGGCTTCCTGCGCCGGAACGGGTTTGAAGATGTCGAGTATTCCAATCCGCGGCGATCGACCCGGGCCAGGCGTGGCCGGCCGGATTTTCTCGTCTGTCGCAATAATCGGCGGCTAGGGATCGAATTCAAAATTAATCCTAACAAACTTTCGACTGATCAAGTCAAATTTTTCGAGATGGCCCAACGCCAGGGTAATAGTTGCCTTTGTTGTTACGATTATCCGTCTGCCGTCTCGGCTGTTACTGAGTTTTTCAATATTATCGCACACTAAAAATTATCCAAACAATCACTCCCTAATATGATGAATACAGAATCCCCCGAACAAGCAACGTCGTCGGCTGAGCGATCACTAGCAGTGCGCCAGGCCCAGCAAATACTAACCGGCGATCGCGGCTTGAGGCTAACTAATTACGAAGAAATGTATCGGTTCGCCAAAGCCGTTGCCCAATCAAAATTTAAACCTGTTCCTGATTGGACCGAAGTCGATTGTTTTATCTGTTTGCAGAAAGGTGCCGAGGTCGGCATGACTCCTATGCAATCCCTGGAATCGATCTACATAGTCAATAATCGGGCCACGCTCTTTGGCGATGCGCCAAAAGGCTTAATCGAAGCTTCGGGATTGATGGTCGATTATGATCAATACGAGGAAGGCAAACCGTTTGAAGACGACTACAAATATGTTGTCACCAGTCACCGCAAAGGCCGTTCCAAACCGCTAACGACAACGTATTCGGTTGCTGACGCGAAATTAGCTAAACTCTGGGGTAAAGCAGGCTCATGGACAACTGCGCCTAAACGCATGCTGATGTTCCGGGCTCGTGGGTTCAATCTGCGGGATAATTTCGCGGATATCCTTAAAGGATTCACGATCGGCGAGTTGCTCGATGAGGAATCGGTTGCCGGGTTCGAAAACGCCAAAACCGCTAGCGCCAAAATCGTCGAGCCCAATTTCGATAAAGAACCAACAGTCCCAGACCAGCCGGGTGCCCCGCCAATTGCCGCCGAGATCGAAACGCCGCGCCGTAGTCCCGGCCGGCCGCGCAAACATCCATTACCGGAAACTCCTAAACCCGAGGAATCCGAACCCCAAAAACAGGAACAACCAGAGGCTGCGCCACAACCCCAAACCCCGACGCCAACCGCGCCAGGTGACCGTCAGGCTTCGTTTTTCTCCGAGCAAGAGTCAACACCCGACAGGCCAGTAAAAGAAATCTTAAAACGGCTTAGAGAGATCCGCGCATCGGAAGACAAATTCTTAATGCTGATGCGCGAGTACGGCTTTGTGGATTGTGAGCCGGGCGAAATCACGATGGGTACATTCACGATTGGGAACATGGCGGAAAAAGATCTCCAGCTCGCCATGCTGAACTGGAACCAGATCGAGCAAAGGCTCACTGAACAAAAATAATGAACGATCCGCGCAGAGGTCTTTCCAGCGGGTCGAAAATGGGCCGACTCGCTGAATGCCCGGGTTCCCTGGCGATGGAAAATGAAATCCGCGTATCCGGCCGCGGATTTGAACTTCCCGATCCAGCCCGCGGTAGCGGTCTCAAGATTCACAACTGGAACGCGAAAGAAGTGACAGGCAAAATAACCGCCGAAATCGATTTATCCTCCGATGAATTAGTCACGGCTCGCAAAGCTGCTGAACTGCGCAACGCGGCGCTAGAGTACTGGCGCAGTCAAGCCGCAACTAATAATGAGGATGAACTAGTGATCGAAAAACGTTTCTGGTATCGCCGCGGCCTGATCCCGTTATTTAGCGCCCAGCTTGATATTGCTGTGATTAACCACGCCGGCCGGCGCGCGCTGATTTTAGATTATAAAAGTGGCCGGCTGGAGGTAGAGGAAGCCGCCGATAACCTCCAATTGCGGACCGAGGTCGTTTTACTTAAACACAACTATCCGGACCTGGAAGAAATCTCGGCGGCAATTATTGAGCCGTGGGTAAGCTGGGATTCGGTCCAGGTCATGTACAAAAGTGATGACTTGCGCCAGGCCGAAAATCAGATCCTAGCAATTGTCGATTCTACAATCTGGAAAGCCGATAAACGCGTGGCCGGCCCCTGGTGCAAACATTGCAGCGCCAAAACCTATTGCCAGGAAGCTATTGATTATGTCCAGACGATTCCAAAATTTGATGCCGAAAAGATGGTCGCCGAGCTCCCACGCGGCGAGGCCGGCACCAAGCTCTGGGAACGGCTCAAGGTTGCCAAGAAACTCCTGGAAGCAATCGAGACCGCTTATACGCGGATTCTGCAAGATGTTCCGGATGCTTTACCGGGTTATGTTCTGCCCGAACGCGGCAGAGGCAGGCGCCGGGTACCGTTTCCAGAGCAATTAAAGGAAGCGCTTAAAGAATATTTAACCGGACCTGAAATCGACGGCTGCGCCGATTATCGGGTGGCGCGAATCGAGGAATTGCTCGGGATCAAACACCGGATCGAGGACAAAAAAGAGCTCAGCCGGCTGTTTCAGCAATTAACTAAGGACGCGATCACGGTCACATTTGATGAACCGTTTATCCGAGCATTGACGAGGCGGGAGCGCGAAATGTTAGCCAAAGTTTAGCTTAAAATGATAACGATCCCTCTAGACCAGATTATCTTTCGTGAAGACCTTTATCCACGGATAGAAACTAATCCATTGACGGTCCAAAAGTATGCCGAAGATTTGGAAGTTTTGCCGCCGATTGAGATTAATCAGCACAATGAATTAATCGATGGTTGGCACCGGTGGACAGCGCATAAGAAGGTTAAAGCAGAATCGATTCAGGTCATCGTCACCGAAACCAAAAGTGAAGCAGAATTTTTGGAATTGGCGATCGAACGCAACGCTACGCACGGCTTGCAACTTAGCCAACGCGATAAAGAAAAAATGGCGGGCCGACTTTATGCGGCATTCCTTCGGGCCAATCCGAGCAAAAAAGAATGTACAGAATATAAAGAGAGATTAGCCAATAAGGTCTTAAAATGCGGCTTACGTTCGATTGAAAGATGGACTGCCCGCGACGATCGGGACCATGAAAAGGATCTGGAAGAAATAGCTTTTGCTGCTTGGCTGGCTAATTCGACACAAGAAGAGATCGCCGAACTCACCGGTTGGTCGCGACCTAAAACGACTGAATTTGTCAATTCTCGCCAAATGGCGAATTCTGACAAACCTGCCGCAAATTACCTGGAAACCGACGAGGACGGAAATTTGCTATTTGAGACTCCGATTTATAATGTTTGGAAGCAGCAAAACAAAAGCACCGGATCCGAACATTTTGGCAATACCGAAGTCCGTTGGCTTGATAATATTCTCTATCTTTATACGAGCCCATTTGATCTTGTAATTGATCCATTCGCGGGCGGCGGTTCGACGATTGATTTATGTAAAAAGCGACTGCGCCGGTATTGGGTAAGCGACCGACTGCCACTGATTGAGCGGGAAAAGGAAATTCGACAACATGACCTGGTCGATGGAATGCCCGCCATTCACAATTGGAAAGAGGTAAAATTAGTTTATCTCGACCCACCATATTGGTGGCAAGCTAAAGGTAAATACAGCGAAGATTCCAATGATTTGGCCAATATGTCCTTAAGCGATTTTAGCGAAACGCTTTCGAAAATTATTAAGGATTTCAAAACAAAGATAAAACTGGCGCATCGCCAGGATAATGGCACCGAATCGGTTTACATTGCTTTGGTTATTTCTCCTACCCAGTGGGCTGCGCCGGATCGACAGTTTACAGACCACCTCGCTGATCTAATTAAATCAATCGAATTGACCATCAATATGCGGTTTTCCATCCCGTACGAAAGCCAGCAATACAATGGGCTCCAGGCCGAATGGGCAAAGCAAAATAAGAAATGCTTGGTGCTGACACGCGAAATCATTGTTTGGAGAGTCTAACAAATGGGTTGCGGCCGGCAATATTGCCCAAATTGCAAACAAGAATTGATTCATCGGGATAACCGACAATCCTTTGAATCCTCTAGTTCGCTTGGCGCAATTTTGCACCGGGAAGGGCCAGCCGAAATGAGCTTATGCGATATTGATGCATGTATATGGAAAAAGTCCTCTAACACTTTACGTATTATCGAACATAAACAAGCGCAAGCACATCTAGGAGATCAACAATTGAAAAGCTTGTTAAAACTTCGGACTGCGATCGATGCTGGTATTAAAGCTGGTTTATTAGACAATAAAAGCGGCGTTTATGTCCTGCGCGGATCATTGCAATCAATAAATAAAGGTCATCTAAAAGTTGATTTTAGCGGGCCGCAAGTTCTTGAATCGCTCGATCGAGAGGTCATTATAAAATTTACTTCACGCCAAGAGTTATATGATTGGCTTAATTGCGGTTCTAATTGGAGCCCGCGCAATGGTAAAATAAGGGTTGAATATCAATGACCCGCCCATTCACCTTCGCCGAATTGGTCAAATGTGCCCGGCGCGAACTCGCCCAGCGGCGCCGGGTGTATTTCCGGCTGGTAAGCCAGGGCAAAATGGATCCTCAGGATGCCGAGGACGAAATGCTGATGATGGAAGCAATTGCCGAATTTTTCGAAGGCAAAACTCAGCCGAAACTTTTTCCGGAATGAATCCACAAGATAACCGCAAACTCGATCTAAGCGGCTGGCGCACCACGCGCCTCCAATTCCTCTTAAGCGATTACGAGACCGCTTTAGATTCCCTCGAACGCCTGCAACCCGGCCGGCGCAAAGAAATCTGGCTTTACTGGCAATGGATCAAAGCCATCAGGGAAGAACTCAGTAACCGTGAACGATCCAAATGGATTCCGCGACTCAGACACCGCTGACTTTCCATTTCGCGCCAGAAATAGAGGAAGCGGCCGTCTCGATTCTTTGGCATGAACCCGACCGGTTAGGGGTTTTCCTCCGCGAGATCGATCCTCTTGCGCATATCACCCAACCGCATATACGGATAATTTTGGAAGCGATTGACCTGGCCTGGCGCCAGCTCGGGACGACGGACTTCGAAACTATCGGCCAGATCATAACCGAATTAGCTAAACTGGAGGAGGTCGGCGGCAAAGACGCTCTGAACCGGATTTATGGGATTCACCTGTACCGCTCAAACCGCGAAAACATCGACGCGATCTTTGCTCATTACACTGATATGCTCAAAAAATACGCTGAAGCTCGAAAGACTGATCCGCCAACGCGAGTCTACCGCTTTACCGGCGGCTATGGAACCGTTATCCGCAAAAAAGCCAAAGTCGGCAGAACCGATCATTTCTGGGGTGAATCGATTATCAACGGCCGGCATTACCGTACCAGAGTCGAGGTTTCACCTGACGGCAATACTCTCAATTTACGATTTGACCCCAAATTCTAAATCTTAAGGAAGGCCCCACTAAAAATGGACCAAGGCGAATTCGTTCCCCTGATTGCCTTGAATACGGCGCCCGATTGGCCGGCACCGATTGAATACATGGAGTTTGAAAATCAACAGATCGATAAACCGCGCGCGCTGGTCCAAAATCTGTTGGACGTCGCCAGCCGGATGATCTTTGGCGGTGGCTCGAAGACTTATAAGACCTGGGCTATGTCGGATCTGGCTATCTCGATTGCCGGCGGAGTTTCCTGGTGGGATTTCCCGGCGTTTCAAGCCTATGTGCTCTATGTCAATTTCGAGCTCAAAGATTATTACATGCAAAAACGCCTGCGAGCGATCCGGTTGGCCAAAGGAATCGAGCTTAAACCGGGCCAACTGCGAATCTGGAACCTGCGCGGGTACGAAATTGAACTCGAGTATTTTAAAAACGAATTACTCAGACTGATTCGCGCTTTTCGAGTCGTGGTGGTTTTCATTGACCCGTTTTACAAACTTCTGGGCTCAAAAGACGAGCGGGTTTCGGCCGAGATCAATCAAATCATGGCGACTTTCGATGAAATCAATCGCTTGACTCAAACCAGCGTAATCTTTGCCGCGCATTTCACCAAAGGTAACCAAGCCGGCAAAGAAGCGATCGACCGCATAAGCGGCGGCGGCTCAATCAATCGGGATCCGGACAACCTGGTTACGCTGACAAAACACAATACTGAACACGCCTTTACCGTAGAATTCACCTTACGCGATTTCCCGCCAATCGAGCCTTTCGTTGTCCGCTGGGAACATCCGCTACTGGTTCGCGACAATGAGCTTGACCCAAAAAACATTAAAAAAATTGGAGGCAAGCCAACTCAATGCGCCGCAGAAGAAATTTTCAGCCTGATCGAAGCCGACGACGACGGTTTAACGACCAATGATCTGGTTGAAAAGATTGAAGTCAAGCTCGGCTGGAGCAGAGCAACTGTGATGCGCAAATTGAGCGAACTTCACAAAGAAAAACGGATCTTCAAATCAAAGGCTACCGAATGCTGGAACATCAGCCCAAATCAAGTCTTAAATCATGTCTCATAACCCTGATACCTTGATATAGAGATATAAGACTTATACCCGAACGGTGTGTGTATCATTAATGTAATCAAAACTCACTCACGCTCCGCTGAGTTTTGATACTTAATTGAGACCACAACGTGCGGAGTGATATGTCAAGCTTATTCTTTGTTACTCTCTTACTTTAAAAGAAAAAAAGATATTGAGACATCTGTTTTAAGTAAAATTTACCCGCTTAAGTGAGATTTACCCGTAAACTGCAACCTTACCAGGTAGCACTCATCCGTCAGATGAAGAAAGAAGGTTTTACCCGCCGATTCACCGCCCGTTTGTTCGGGATCAGCTTGAATTGTCTGCAGCAGATCTTGAGCTATTCAACCTACAAAGATGTCAGATAAACCAGAATTAAACCCTGAAGAACGCGCTTATTTGCTCAGATTGCTTAAAGAACACCTGGAATATTTTCGGCTTTTAGCAGCCAATCCTAAGTGTTCGGATGCTAACCGCGCAAAATATCGGATGCTCGAAACGCTATGGCAGAAATTGGTCCCTTGACGCACTTTGAATTTTTTTTCGTCAAAAAAAGAGTTTCTGTTCTGTTTAGCGCAGAGATGTTAATACCTTTTACGATCTTCTCTAAACAAAAAGCGAAAGGAAGAATCAAATGTCAGCAGTTGAAATAACTATATCAGGAGTGCTTTATGACAAAACCGCTCGTACGACGCAGCCGGTCGTGCTGATCGGTGAAGCAAGTTTGACTGGACTCGGTATTGGCGGTGGACCGATTATCCCGCCTCCGGTGCAACCTCCACAACAACCTCCAGGACAACCGGTGTTTCCAATCTGGGGACCGCCTGGAAGTGAGTTCCCCGGAGGACCATATCCGCCAGTCGCTGGACATCCGCTTCCACCTGTTCCAGATCAACCTCCGCCAGATCTAACCCCTCCACCGCCGGGTATGACAGTCAAACCACCGCCAGAAAGTGGTGGATGGGCGTACGTGCAACCCTGGGGCTGGGGATACTTCCCGGGTCCAGGGCAGGTAGGACCCAAAAAGGCTTAGCACTCGGAGGCACTCTAAAGGGCTGTTTTTTGAACATAAAAAACGGCCCAGAGCTTTCCGCACATTATGATCGCGCTGTGGTTAAGTAAGCGAGAACAAGAGGTCTTGAAACTCGTGGCTCAAGGCCTCTCAAACAAGCAAGTAGCGGCTGAATTGGGTTTAAGCGTAAAAACCGTTAACTGCTACCGTACCAGTCTCTATCGGAAACTGGGCATACACAATGTGGTGAGCGCTACGCATTGCGCTATTCGTCTGGGTGCAATCAAGCTCTAAAGCGCTCGCAAGACGAATGGCTGGAGCTTGCCCAGACACTCAAGTGACTCTATTTTTATAAACGCCTTAAATAGCGCACCTTTCATGCCTATACCGCCGGATTTCAGTGATCATTTGCATTCATTCGGTAATTGTGCCGGTTCAATTTGTCCATTGGTCGATTTTAATTATCCCACCGAAACCTCAACCGCCGAACCCTTGATCCCTTTAAGCTCTGCCGCCAGCGCACTAAGTCGGATCTTCGAATGGGTCGGCCATAGCCAGGACTGGCGGTTTGCCGGCGCGAAAATCATTGCTCTTCATGTTCTCCTGGATCCCATTAACGGCCCCTACCGTAATTTAAGCCAAGTCGCACGCGCGGCCGGCATATCGCGCGCCACTTTAAGCAAAGCCATCCTGAATTTGCGCGATTTGAACGGAATTCGGTTTGCCGGCGGCAAAAGTCAGTTAGCACGCCAAACGTACCGCGAAACCCAGCTCATGCTTGTCGCTAACGGCCGGCACGCTTCCCAGAAATCTCGCAAAGAAAAAACCGGTGAGAATGTTCCACGTGGAAATCTCACCGGTTTAGATTGAAGTTACTGTTTTAGAGGTTTTATCTATTTCAAATACGCGTAATGCGCTTCGACCAACTCCCTAATCGTCGCTGCGGCATTCGCTCCGAGCGATTCTAGCAGCTTTTCGCTGACCCGAATAGTAATACCGCGTCGACCAAGCTTCTTGCGTCCTGAGCCTTTACGGGCGCCGCCGTGAGTGGATTTTGGCGTACTAAAATGATACTCGAATGCCATAATCTTTTGCGCGAGATGGATACGCGGTCGGCTCTTGGATGAATTTAAAGGTCACTTTGGCGAATCAGCGTTTTTGTACTGAAGTCATACACTCGAGTGTGAAGAATGCCGTAATAGCGACCATTCTCGTATGTTCGCCATCCGATCATTGCACGATGCACTGGCACTCCATCAATTTCGAAATAGCAAACGTTACGCCATGGCACACTGAATTGGGTAATCATTGCTTCCTTGGCGTAATCACCATCCTTTGGTAACATCCAGGTATTATCAGGTTGTCCAGCAAAAGCGTTCATGCCACACACACACATCAATAAAGAGATAAAAAATTTCATGTCTGATTCTTTACGACCAGCAAACTTGAAACTTAAAGGCTTTTTCAATTTCCTCGGACCAAACAAAATATGATCCACACAACCGTCGAACTCAGTCAGTGCTCAGCCGACGTGTGCAATGAGGAACAGATCATTGTCTTCAGGCGAGCTGAGCAGGAACTGTTGCGCTTATCCTTTGCCGAGTTTGATCAATTACTCGAAGCTGTGGCCAGGACCGAAAGCTTTACGCCACCCCCGCAAATGAAATGATTTATGTTATATTCAATCCCAGACAGAATGCTGTGGGGCAATGTTCGCAGGCTCGGAGTTACCAGCCAAGAACTCCGGGTCTGCCTTCGAATTTTATATGCAAACCTAATCCATATGTGGCAAGGCGTTCGCGATCGCGGCTTGGAACGCCAGCTTGAGGAGTCTGGCGCATAGACAGGTTGAAGATACTCAATGGCGATTGCCTCGCAGTTTTGCCGACGCTGGAGTCCGGCAGCGTGCAATGCTGCGTCACTAGCCCCCCTTACTGGGGCTTGCGCGATTATGGTGTTGCTGGGGCATTGGGTTTGGAGGAAACGCCGGAAGCTTACGTTGCTAATCTGGTCGCCGTGTTTCGGGAGGTTTGGCGGGTATTGCGCCTTGATGGCACGCTTTGGCTGAATCTTTCTAGCTCTTACGCATCTGGTGGTAACGCGACCAGCCAATCTCTTTTGCGGCGGAATGCATCTGCATATGGCAGTGATGACAAAGAACAACCAAATTTTCAGACTGTTGATTCTGCTTGTTCCGATCTTTGTGATGAATGCCGAGTCGCGATTGAGTCCCGTTCTCGCCGCAATTCTGGCAATGACCAGCTGAGCGGACGATCTGAGCGGCGCGTCGATGCGATAAGCCGTGATAATACCCACGTTTTTGAATCTCCTGCGAGCGAAGTTTGCGACGTTCCGGAGTCCACCAATCTTGAATCTTCTGAGCAACCTCAGGGCGAGTGCTTGCACTGCACCAATTGTGGCGCTTGCCTAAATGTGCTTGCCTCTGCTTCTCGCGATGCTCGCTTGTGCGCTCGTAAGGCTTCGCGCAATTCCGACATTTTGCAGCGCGGGTTGGAGCGCCGCATTCAAGGCAAGGATGCTTTGGGCTCGGCATATTCAACCATAGTATTCCCTAGATTTAAGCCAAAGGATATGATTCCCGTTCCGTGGTTGGTTGCTTTGGCCCTCCAAGCCGAAGGCTGGTATCTGCGCAGCGATATTATCTGGCACAAGCCAAACCCGATGCCCGAAAGCGTGACCGATCGACCGACCAAAGCGCATGAGTACATTTTCCTTTTCGCCAAAGCCGAGCGCTATTTTTATGATGCGGATGCCATTAGAGAACCCCATATCGAGCCCTGGCGTGGTGGAGGCGAACACGAATCAACTAATCCGCATTCGGGTGGAAATTTGCAAACCGGTGTTTTTTGGGTTCCGAATAAACGGCAATATAATCCTTTAGGTCGCAATAAACGCACGGTTTGGACAATCGCAACGCAATCATATTCCGAAGCTCATTTCGCGACCTTTCCCGAAGAATTGCCCAAGCTTTGCATCCTGGCTGGAAGCAAGCCAGGTGACACAATCCTTGATCCGTTTGCCGGCAGCGGCACAACCGGCAAGGTTGCGCTGGAGCTGGGCCGTCAAGGGATCCTGATTGAACTCAATCCGGCTTATATCGCGCTAGCACGGGAGCGAACTGCTGTGACTGCGGGCTGGTTTTAGCTTTGGCGACGTCCAGGTATTACGCATGATCCCAAAGCACGTAAGTCCCTCAGCGCCAAAGGAATCTATTCGCAGCATAACATGTTCCAGACAGGTTCCGTCATTGGCAAATTTTTGCATGGATTAGATAAAATCTTCTATGCGAGATATTTGCGAGTAATATAGGGCATCGATGGCCTATTCAGAGGCTGAAATTCTCGAGCTTTCCAAACGAATCGGCAAAAATCGCGCGACTTTGTGGCGCTGGGCTAAAGAAGGTTGCGATTTACGCAGTCATGCATCAGTTCAGAGCTGGATTGAGAAAAAACGGACCAGGGAAACCAATGTTGAAAAGGCAAGGCGCCGTAAGGAAGCGCAGAAAATCGCGGCACAATCCGTAAATGATCAGGAACCTGCCGGCAATGGCGAGACATTACCCCCTGCGGGCAAACGCGGCGCAGCGGCAGCGCTCGAACGTTTAGAAAATCAGGAAGAAGAAGCTCACCGCCGGTTGCAGGCCGCCTTAAGTCGCGGCAATCCGATTCAGATTCAGGCCGCGCAGGAATTCTGGTTGCGGTGCAGTGAAACACTTCGCCGGTTGGATCTGGCGGTTGAGACGGCACGCAGAGAAGCCGAAACGCAAGTGCCGTTGCGAGTAGCGCAGGAAGCGGTGACGGCGGCCAGCGAATGGTTGCGGATCAGTGTCTCGCAATTTTTAAGCTCGGAGACGACGGCGCTGATGGCATTCAAAGACGGAGGCGAATTCCGGGCTTATTTCATCGAACGGTTGCGCGGCATCGTTCATTTGACGATGAAAAATACCGAGCAAACCAATTCCGCGATCCCGGACTGGGCGATTGCACGGATCAAGGCTGCTTGGAATGTGCAGTGATGACCAGATCTTGAACGTATTGGCTTCTGGTAAAAGAGAGTGTATCTGCTGTATAGGTACCCGCAGCGTGAACGGGCTCCTGGGCCGGGTAACCGGCCCCGCGGCACCAAATGACTCCGAGCGCTTATATCGATGAACCCTTGGCAATCTGCCATCTGATCGGCGGTGCGAACGGGTTGCCGTGGGATAAAGAACTTTCAGATGACCAGATCCGGGCGCATGTCGCCAAATGCATCCGTGTTTGGAACGAAATTCAGCGTCAACTCGCGATTAAATGGCAAATGGAAAATTCCCGAGCAGAAATCAAAGCCGAAACCGAGAAATGGCTGAAAGAACGCCAGGGACATTAAGGAAAATTGTTCATCGACCCTATAGAGTGGGGTGCGAAATATTTCTATCTCGACCCTAACGCGACGCATAAAGGGTTGTTCAACCCGCGAATCTGCAAGTTCTTGTTACCCCAGATGCGCGCCTTTGCCGATCCGCGGGTTAAACGCGGTGTTGAAATGGCCGGCGCGCAGTCGGGTAAAACGCAGAAAGCCATTATCTGCGCATTCTGGGCGCTCGACCAGGATCCCGGACCGATGATGTGGGTCACGCCAAATGAAAAATTTTCGAAACTCTTTTTCGATACCCGGCTCAAACCCAGTTTGGATATGTGCGAACCGATTCAGCGCCGGTTGCCGAAGCGCCGGGGCGGGATTTCGAAGCTGAAAATCGATTTTGCAACCGGGATGTTCAATCTGGCTAATGCCGGCTCGACTGCGGATCTGTCCGGTAAACCGATCCGATACCTGATCCTGGATGAGGAGAAAGATTATCAGCCTGGCCGGGTTGAATACGCGTTGGTCAGGACGCGGAGCAAGCCGGATCTGAAAATCTGGCGGATGTCGACCTCTAAAAAGTTCGAGGACACGATTCATCTGGCGTTTCTGGGCGGGACCCAGGATCATTGGCATTTGCGATGTCCGCGGTGCGGCGGATTCGAGCTGGTCCGCTGGAAGAATTTTCGATACATAACCAAAGGCTTGCTTTGTGAATCGATCTGTCTGACTTGTCCGGCACCGGTCGGAGTGGACGAGAAAAATCAGCCGATTGTCTGCGGCTACGAATGGTGGGATACGCCGCAAGACCGGCTCTATATCCTCGATCACGGGGATTACGTGAGTCACAACCCCGGCGCGCCCTATCCGAGCTGGTCCTATTGGGGCGCCATTGCACCGTGGATCAGTTGGCAATCTATCGGCGCGGATTGGCTGATGGCGATGGAAGCCAAATCAAAAGGCGATTACGAACCGTTTAAGCGCTTCTTGTGCGACACGATCAATGAACCCTTTGAGGAACAACCGGCCGATAAAACTCCTGAGATTGTCCGCTTTCCCTACAAGTTGAACCAGTTCAAGGCAGCGCGCTATCCGGGTGAGGCGCTGCGCGGAATGGCTGTAGACGTGCAGCTGAAGGATTTCAGGGTCGTCATAAGGGGATTTGAGCAAACGGCCGCCAGCAAGCTTCTGTGCGCGCTGCCGGTGGCGACCTTTGAAGACTTGCGCGCGTTGCAGATTGAATACGCAATCGAAGACCGGTTCGTTTTTGTGGATTCAGCGCATCAAAGCGAGATGGTGTACGCGGCTTGTGTCGAGTATGGTTGGTTTGCGGTAGTCGGCAGCGATGAATACAATTTTAACCATCCCAAAAAGGATTTTACTGGGAAGACCATCGGATATATCCAGAAACCGTTTAGCTCAATCCGTGATGTCTGGAGTTTCAAAAAAGGCAAAAATTGCCCGCTCATCACGCTCGCCACGCCACGCTTGAAAGATATCACCGCTTTTTTCAGGGATGGCAAAGCTAGCGTCAACTGGGAAATTCCGAGCGATGTTCCGGAAAGTTATATCCGGCAGGTCTATAACCAGTTTAAAGTGGAAAGGGTTAATGACCGCACTAAAAGATTGGAACTGGTCTGGCCGGATCGGCGCGAGGATCATTACTGGGATTGCGAATACTTTTTAACCGGGATGGCGATCATGGCCGGGATTATCAAGCTTTAGGGTTTCGAATAAAACCAACAAAAAACCCGCTCATTTCTGAGCGGGCTTGCCAGCCTTGCGGGCTTTCCGGCACTTTTCCCAGTGCCGAACAAGCTCGGCTTGGGATCGATACGGAAGACCGTACCGGTTAAGATCGGCCTCGGAAAGGCCGCAGGAAGAGAGACCGTCGCGGAAGGAAGAAAAAGAAGAGGAATTCATACTAAATAATTACGTCAGCCTCACTGAAAACTTAAATTAAATTTTCAATTAATTCTCTAATTGTTAAGGCCGGTCTGTTTCCAAGCTTTTCCAATATCTCAGCTTTAATCCGGATGCAGATCTGTCGTCGCCCATCAGTGACTCCGGGCTTGCGACCGGAACCTGCTCGTTTGCCGCCTTTCATTTTATCTTCTTAAGATTGCCAAATAAAAGCCCGCTCTTTTTGGAGCGGGCTTTTATATGTTATTTGATTGTGGCTGGAATCCAGCCCAACGGGCTGTTCCAAAACCACTGTTTAAGGGTTTTGTGGAAGTAGAAAGTTTGTTTATTGATGGTTTTGGATTTAGAGAAATTATTTGTCATATCTAACTACTACGGTCGATTGTTTGAAAACTTAAATTCTTTTTTCAATTAAACATCCGAAAGCGGCGTTTTGACATTCCGCTCATTTTTAAATGACGGAAGAGCAATGCCAGTTCGCGCTTGACTTGAAAATGGATGTGCTTTCCCGGGCCTATCAACTCGGGCAACCCGGGGACCCGGATTACGAGGCGGCATTCAAGGCAGGGTTGGGCCAACTCCAGAATGATCGGGACAAGATTCGCGCGGCGATCTCGGCCGGCGGTGGTAAACAGGTCTTAAGCGTCAATGCCGGCGAATCGGTGACCTGGTCGGCGCCGATGAGTTTACAGGATCAGTTAGGGGCTTATACCCGGGCAATTATGGAACTCATGGGGTTCACTTATCTCCAGAACCGGACAAGTGCGCGCTTTCTTTATTAGCTTATGCTGGTCAATTACAAGCTGATTCGGGCTAGTCATCCTGAGGATTTTACCCGGCCTTATATCCGGCAATTTCCGCTCAAAACTGATAAAGCAGTGCCGTTTGGTGATATCGGCGTTCTGCGGTCCCACGTTTTTTATCTGTTCAAAAATCTCGGGCCATTACGGGTGGCGATTCAGGAAAAAGCGATGTACGCGACCGGGCCGAATCATTGGCTGCCGGTCTGGATGGGGCAGGATGAAGCATACAAGGCCGAAGTCGAACAATGGCTAATCTATAATTGGTACCCGATCTGCAATGTGCTCGGAGAAGAATTCGATTTCCAAACGACCTTGTTTTTGTTGTCAGTCAATCTTGATGTCTGGGGTGAATTTTTCATTTATCTGACCGAAAGCGAGGATTCCGAGCCCGGCGCCGAAGATGGCGGATATCCGATGCTGCAGATCATCTGGGTTTATCAGGTGGCGCAACCGCGCGCGCATGGGGCATTAAACAAGGATAACGTGCTAACCGGTTTGGCGTTTGGTGGCAAATACGTCGGCTACAAATGCGAAATGGGCGTTGTCAAAAATAAGCAGGGTCGCGCAATCGCCTATTCGGTTCTGATGGATGATCCCGCCGATGACGATCTGATTGCCGCTAACGACATGATCCGGGTCCGGGAAATGGATATGGGCGATGAGACTAGGGCTACACCGACATCCGCACACGGAATTGATCAGGGACGTTCGATTCTTAGTCTGCTGTCGAACGAGCAAGATTTTCTGGAGAATGCCAGCCGAATCAATTTGCTTGAGTATAACGATTTGGCCGGCCTGGATCCGACTGATCCGCAGAATCGACTTTCACTCATGGCTAACGGATCGGCAATTGCCGATACCGCAAATCAAGAGCAACAGACTAATCCGCCATCTATTACCGGCAAGCGATCGACAACCCTTGAATGGATGGAACGATCGCAAATCAAATATTTGAATCCGAAAAACGGGAACAAACTGGAAGCATTCCAGTTTAACCGGCCGCCGAACGAATGGCATCAGTTCATGGATAAGTTGTCGCGGTTTTTAATCGATCCGATCTGGCCGTTCTATCTGGTCGATCGCGAAGGCGATTTGGGAGGAGCGCAGGCGCGAGGGCTTTTGGCCCGGGCTAACCGTATCATTCAGGATCGCCAATCGCTGATCCGCCGGGTGGCCAGGCGTTGCGTCCAGTATGCGGTCGCTAAAGCTACCAAGATCGGCCGGATTCCGGCTAATGAAGCCTGGTGGATGTGGAATTTTACCTTGCCGCAACGGATTACGGTCGATTTCGGTCGGGATAGTAAAGCCGAGGTCATGGAAGTTCAGAACGATCTGATGGATGCCGCAGAAACCGTCGAAGCGCGCGGAGTTGGTCCTTACGAACTCTATCTAGAACGGTTGTACCGCCACAAAGCGCTTAAGATCAAAATCAAAGCGCAAGTTGAACAGGAAATGGGTGTGGAAATCCCGGATGAACCGACTCAGCCGGTCGCGGCAGGCGGCGGATTCGGGAGTTCGGGGAGCGGTCCTGATAAAGAGGAACCGGTCGATTAAAACCTATGATTCCATTACTCATCCATCTCTTGATCATCATTCTGATCCTTGGGTTGATTTTCTGGCTGATCTGGTGGGCACTTAATCTTTTTCCCTTACCCGCACCATTCGCACAGATCGCGCGAGCTATTCTGATCTTGATTTTTGTCCTGATCCTGATCAGCCAACTCTTACCGCTTTTGAATGTGAAACTATGAAACTTGCGCGCACACTGGAGAAAATAACGATGCATCCGTGGCTGATTACCCCTGGCGGATACGCCGCGGTCATGCGCCTCATTGATTCCAAACTGGCCCGGGAAAACTTGAGTGTAATCGCGGAAATTCCCCAGAACGATGACGCTAAAAAGCCGATTAGCCAGGCGAAAGATCGAATAGCACAGATCACAGTCAGCGGCATTCTGGGGCAGCGACTTTCCTGGCTCGAGAACCTTTGTGGGGGATGTGATTATCTGGATATCTCAAACGCAATTGATGATGCGATTGACGCAGACGCTCAAGGGATCCTTTTCATTTTCGATTCACCCGGGGGCATGGCGACCGGTTGTCCGGAATGCGCGGCCAAGATTGCGGCAATCGAAGTTCCGAAGATCGCATTTAGTGATTCGCTGATGACCAGTGGCGCTTATTATCTGGCCAGCGGGTGCGATTACCTGATGGCGACATCATCGGCTGACGTGGGGTCAATCGGCGTGATTATCCCCTGGGTCGATCAACAAAAACTCTGGGATAAAGCCGGACTGAAATTCGATCCGATTTATTCCGCCGGTGACGATCTCAAACCGACGATGTACGGTCCGAGCCTGACCGATGAGCAGCGCACCTATCTGCAACAGAGCGTCAACGATGTTGCCGAAGCATTTCAGAATCACGTCTCCAATTATCGGCAACTTGATTTCTCTCAATTAAAAGCCGGCGCTTATTCAGGCCAGCGAGCGCTCGGCCTTAACCTGATCGATCAAATTGGCCTGATTGAAGATGCCTACAATGAGCTTCTTAAGCGCATTTCGAAAACGCAAGTCGGTTGACATTTCCGGGTATGAAATGACACCGAAAACCTTGGATTCGGCCTTGGAATTAATCGCAAATCAAGATGCGCAAATCCAAGGTCTTGAAAAAACGATTTCCGAACAGGAAACCCGTATCGGCCAACTCAATAGTGATCTGGATACCTGCCTGACGAGTTTCGGGATCGCGAAAAAACTCGACGAGAACAAAACTGTAAGCTGGAGCAGTTCGCACCTGCAGGCAGCCGACGAAGCGATTGTTGCGCTGAACACCGAGCGCGATGAATTGAAAAAAAAGCTCGTTACAGCCGAAAATCGAATTGCCGAGCTTGAAAAAGAACAAAAGAGCGTCTCGGCGAAGGCACGCGAATTTCTTGCTGCTCAAGGCGGCAAACCATTGCCGGTATCGAGTAATGGACCCAAATCGACCAATCAATTGGCATTAACTGAAGCTCTCGATGAAGCCAATCGGACCGGAAACAAAGACGAAGTCAAACGTCTGTACGGCGAGCTTCAAAAATTGAAAAACTGATTCATTCGCAAACACTCCTAACAATTTTCTCTTTTTATGCCTGCAAACAGCCTAGGAACCTTAAGCCCGACTTTGGTTGTACTGGATACGATCCAATTTTTGAAAAAAACATTTCCGGTCATTACCCAAATCACTACGAATTTCAGTGACCAAGCGGTTTTGCTTAACGAAACCGTTATTTCACGCGTGGTCACTCCTCCGCCGGCGCACGATTATGTTTCGCCTGCGGCGGCCGGTACTGGTTATGCTGCTCAAGACGCGGCGACAACGACCGATGTGCCCGTGGTCATCAATAAACATAAATTCGCGACACTGGCTTTCAGCGATACGGAAATGTCTTCGACACCGCGTGATTTGCCGACTGAACAGAAACAGGCACTTGCTTACAGTCTCGGGCGCCAGCTCTTGATTGACCTTTTCGCGTTGGTCACGCCAACCAATTTCACGACTACTTATCAGATTGTCGATCCCAAGAATTCGAATCGACACACCGTTACGGCGATGCGCCAATTGTTGGTGACAAATGGTGCCAGCATTAACCGGTTTGGTGTTGTGAATCCAACCGTCTTTGCCGCACTCGCCCAGGATACGGGAGTAATCTCGCAATTCAATTTCGGGTCTGCGAAACCGGATTTATCTGGCGGCACAATCGATGGATTGGCGGGATTTACGCAAATTATTGAGTATGCGGAACTTAACACCGCCAACTCTCTGGCTGGATTTTTCGGTGCCAAAGAGGCTTTAGTGATGGCAGCCCGGGTGCCGGAAGTTCCCGATATCAGTCTGCCCGGTACGGTTGAAAATGTCGCCGACCCGGATTCGGGCCTGACTATTCAATATCGTGAATATTACGATATGATGGGCGGCCAACTCAACGTTAGTCTTACTTGGATGTATGGAGTCGCGAAGGGCGTCACCGGACATGGCGCGATTTTGGTCCAGAACGCTGGTGGCAACCCCAACTAGGTTTGTTGGATGCCAACGATTATAATAAGCGCGGGAATGGATCAGGACGGGAACCTGATCAATCTCTATATCGGGCCAAGCTATGCGGATGCCGAAAACGTAATGATTGAGGCCGGACACCAGCATAAAATTATTGAAGGCTGGCTTTTCTCTAATCCCGTGCCGGCGTTGCACCAGTATTATGCCCCTGAAGCTCCCAAACGTAGAGGGCGCCCGCCAAAAACGTTTGCTGAAGATCCGGTTCTGGATACTACATAAATGTCGATGCGTGACCAGGTCGCCGCGGCTTTCGGCGAGCTGCAAGCAGTTTTCGCCGAGACTGCCACTATTCAGGGTGTAGACGGGATCCCGATCACCATGGGTCCTAATGTGATGCTCTCGATGGGCTACGGTGATGGCGGGACGAACCAGATTCAGGGCGTTACCCTTTATTATCCGATTTTTGGTTATCCTGCACCGGTAGTTGACGGTGCCGTTATTTTCCGTGGCCTGAACTACGCAATCCAGACGATCGAACAAAATATGGGGACTTGGCAGATTACAGCGACTCAAATCCTGGCACAGAAAAGCGGATGAGCGTTAAAGTCGATATGCGGGATTGGAACCGCTCTTTTGAGCGCTACGTCGCGGTACGCAAAACGGCTCGCAAAGATATCATTCATCAGAAAGCCCGTGATTTCGCTTTTAAAGCGTTCCAGAATCTGCCGCCGACCGATCGGCAACGAATCGAGGCCGATATGCAGAAAGACGGAATGCTGCTCAAACTGACTGTGCGCCGGCTCCAAGCCAAAGGCATCGATCTGAAGAATCTGGGTACAGTCCGGGTACGCCAGAAAGGTGGTGCAGGCGGCAAACGCACTATCAGTAAAGCTGATAAAATCATCAGCCAGTATGCCAAAAAACTGCTGCGGGCGAAAATCCGATCGCGCGGCTATCATCGAGTATCATTTTTATTGCTCGCGCAGAAACTCGGGGCTTCAGGTGCGGCTAATGTCAATCCGCGCTCAGTTCTGGCTAAAACCAATGTCAAAGAATCGCACACTTATACGAACGATGTTTACACGCTTAGCGCGATAGCCCGCGGCATGGATTGTCCGAGCACTCACCAGGCCAAGGATAAAGCATTGTCTTTGATCAAAGCCGATATGGAAAGCTTTACCGCTAAACGCCTGGCAGACGCTAAGAAACAAGCCGGATTCAGACGATGACCGAGGTTGCCGAACAATTCCTAATTGATATTTTGACGCCGCAAATGGCGCCTGTACCAGTCCGGCGCGATGTATCCGATCCACAAATCGCCCGCCCGATCGTTATCGTCGCGGGGCATCTGGATGAAACCTATATCCCGGACGGACGTTACAGCGTTGCCAAAGTCGCTTTGGACGTAACGCTTGAAACCCAGGTCGGTCAGAGTACCGACGTCGATCATGAAACTTTAATCAGCCAGATTTCGACGGCTTTACCTAATTACGGCCAGTGGACGGGTACTCAAAGCTATTACGAAAAAGTGTATTTCGGGCCGGTACGAACTGGAGAAAAGAAAACAAATGACCTCGTTCGATCTTATATGTTCGGCTTCTATCTGGTCGGCAGGTTGACAATTCCTTAAAGAAAAATATGGCCGCAACAATTTATCCTCCTGGCATGGGGTATATCTGGGGCATTAGCGCGACAATGAGCGGAATGTCGATGTCAAGTTATCGGCAAAACGATACGACTGACGTATTCGAGCAAAAAAGTGGTCAGGGGGAAACAATCGCGGTGGTCAGTTATAATCCGCGCAGCGAAATCACAATCGAAGGCGAAACTTTTGCCGGATTCACAGTCGTCGCCGGTAAGGAAATCATAATCGCCAACATCATTTTGCCGCCAGCGACAAGTGCGGGTTTGGTTATTTGCCGCAGCGTGGAATATCAAGCTAGCCGTGAAGCGATGCAAAAAGCGACCATAACCGCGACCATGTTCCCATTGATCGCTCCTTAAGGAATAGCCATGTTTAATCACTCAATTACGACCGGGTACGCTGACGAAGGCGGGAACGTACAAACCGTGATAAACAAATACGCCGGCCAAACCGAGAAAGGTTTTGATGGCACCATTACTGCCGGAGCGACCAATTCGCCGATCACCTTGTCCTGGACGATTACAGCCATGCAAAGCTTCATGATGTGGAGTTCTCAAGCTTTGACCGTTAAAACCAATAGTTCATCAAGCCCGGCGCAAACCTTTTCTCTAGCGGCCAATCAGGAAGTGGTTTGGGGAACGCTGCAAGGCACCACCAATCCGATTACCCTCGATGTGACGCAACTTTTCGTGACCAATGCGGGCTCGGTCGATTCGCAGTTTAAGGTGCGCGTTTTATTGACCTGAGAAATGATCGTTGAAGAAAAATTGGATGAAATTCTTTTGATTCTTAAACGGATCGAGGAACGCCAGATTCGAGTCCGTGAGGAAATCAAAGAACAAGTCACACCGGTAGTTGGAAGTTTTGCTTCATCTGAGCCCAGCTCATGAGCACTCAAAGCTCTGATCCGTTCAATGTTTCTATCTCGATTTTTCGTAACCGGCAATGGATTCAGAAAATCACGGTCCAGAACCCGGACAACTCCCCTATTGATATCAGTCAGGATCTGTTGGCTTTAGTCATTATTCCGGATCTTTCCAGCGGGAATGCTGATCCAGTTCTATCCAATAAAACGCCGAGCGGGGATTTGGCCGGCGGTGTTGCCGTTTTTACTTTCAGCGATTCGGACACTAAAAACCTGGTTTCAGGCGCCGATTACCGCTGGCAATATTTGCGCCAGCAAAGTACACAAAACAATTCCGACGTTGTTGTTGCTGGCCCTTTGATCGTCCAGGATTCGCCGCCATTTCCTCCGTGATATGCCGATCGAACCATTGAGTTTGGAGGTCGTTCTTCCAGCTCCGGATTCGATTATCGTCCAGAATCCTGAGCTTAATCTGGATGTCACGATTGCCGTTCCGGATTCGATTACGATCCAGAATTCTGAGCTTAATCTGGATGTCACGATTGCCACTCCGAGTCCGATCGTAGTTCAGAATCCTGAGTTCGATCTGGGTGTTGTTATTTCTCAACCCAGTCCGCCGATTGTCTTAAGTGCGGGTGTGGGTCTGCCGGGACCGCCCGGGCCGGCAGGTATACCGGGTCCGACTGGTCCGCAAGGCGCAAAAGGGGATCCTGGACCAACTGGTCCGCAGGGTCTCACTGGTGCGGCAGGACCAATTGGGCCCTCCGGCGCGCAAGGAGTTGCCGGGCCGACCGGTGCGCAAGGAGTTGCCGGCGCAACCGGCGCCACTGGTTCGCAAGGGCCAAAAGGCGATCCGGGGCCGACTGGGACTGCGGGCGCACAAGGTTTACAAGGGTCGCAAGGACCGACTGGGCCGATCGGGCCGATTGGTCTAACAGGTATTCAAGGTCCGCAGGGCAATACCGGTGCGCAAGGTCCAGCGGGGCCAACAGGTTCGCCGGGTCCGGCCGGCCCGGGTGCAACTGTTAGCGTCGGCACGACAACAACAGGAACCCCAGGCAGCAGTGCTTCGGTTATCAGTGGCGGAACGCCTAGTGCGCTTGTTTTAAATTTTACCATTCCACGCGGTGATGTCGGTGCCACAGGTTCAACCGGTCCAAGCGGTCCGCAGGGAGCAACCGGTGCGACTGGATCACAAGGTTTAACCGGGCCGCAGGGCATAACCGGCGCGACTGGATCGCAAGGGCCAAAAGGCGATCCCGGCCCGACTGGAATCGGTGTAGCCGGTCCAACTGGGGCGCAAGGGCCGGTTGGAGCGACTGGGCCGCCCGGGCCGACCGGCGCTCAAGGGCCGAGCGGTTCAGCAGGCGCGATCGGACCGGTTGGTCCGCCCGGGCCGACGGGTTCGCAAGGTTTGGCAGCAACTATCAATGTGGGGATAACATCGACCGGAGCTCCCGGCAGCAGTGCTCAGGTCACAAACACCGGTACTTCTAATGATGCGGTCCTTAGTTTTTTAATTCCGACAGGTGCACCAGGCCCGATGGGACCGCAAGGTCCACCTGGTTCATCTGGGAGCGGTGGAGCAGTCCAAACTGTTTGGGGCGAGACGCCGGCAGGGCTAATCGACGGTTCTAACCAGGTTTATACCAGTGCTAATCCCTACATGCCGAATTTGCTCGGGGTCTACTTAAACGGACTACGGCAACGTCGCACCAATGATTATTCCGAGACTGGAAGCCAGTCTTTTCAATTCTTACAAGCTCCGCAGCCTGGCGACAGCTTGAGCATAGATTATATACAACCCTAAAGGAGCTATATGGCTAGCACACAGATTCGTGGTACTACTCAGATTCAGCCCGGAAGCATTGCCGATGCACAAATTCAAGCCGCAGCCGCTATCCAGACTTCTAAACTCGCAGACGGCGCCAAATTCATCAAAAGTGACGGCACGGTGGCAATGGCCGCCAACCTGAGCCTAGGGAACTTTCTGATTAATAATGTTGGGAACCCGTCTACATCCACCGATGCCGCGAACAAATCCTATGTTGACTTGGTCGCCCAAGGGACTGGCGACATGCTCAAGAGCGTCTACGATACCAACGCCAACAACGTGGTGGACACCTGCGACAGTCTAGCCTGGAGCAAGATCACTGGCGCACCGGCCTATATGAACTGGGTTCCTTATACCGGGCCGCCGCAGAGCTTCGCCAACCGGGACCTGACCCGCGATGGCGACTGGACTATGGTTGCCAACAAGGCGACCAGCGATCGACCAGCCCCACAACAAAGCGGCTCCGAAGAAGACCTGCTGCCGGCCTGGACGCCGGTGACGCAGAGCCTGCGTGCTAGCTATACAGTCTACAACGAGTGGACGATCAATTCTGGAGGCTGGATTGATCAATATGGCATGGACGTTCTCTCACAGAACGCGGGAGCAGTTCATACGCTTACGCTATACGTCAACGGTGTTGTAAAAGACACTTTCACTTCGACGCCTAATATTGCTCAAATATATATACATAATATTACGCCACTCGTTGTAAGTTCGGGCGCAGTCATTCGCGTTAAGCTGCAAGTGGAGCAGATTTCTAACAATTTAATGTATTGGGTGCAGCAAGCCGGGCTATTTGCGACTCCACCGATTTACTGCTCGCTGGCGCAAGGATCAAAAGATGGGGCTACAGCAGGAACGACTGCATACGGCTGTCATTTGTTGTTTATTCCTGCGACTTTCTCTCCCGATTGGGACGTGATCGCCTACGGTGGGATGGCAGCCGGTGCTGGTGGTGGGGGCGACATGTTTAAGTCCACCTATGATAGCAATAACGACGGGATTAGCGACCATGCGGCACTCTCGGATACGGCGCCTTGGACGGGCATTACTGGTAAGCCTTCCACGTTTGCTCCCAGCGCACATGCTCCCTCTCATCTGGATAACGGAGCCGATCCTATTCCTGTGGCCACCACCAGCCGCACAGGAAGTCTGTGCATACTTAACGGTACAGCAACCACATTTCTGGATGGCACAGGGAACTGGAGTACGCCGGCTCCGGCCGGCACGGTTAACCCGGGCACCTGGACAGCTCTCAGTTATTCGACTGGTTGGACTTTAGGCACGAGCGCACAGTACCGCATTGAGACCAATGGCAGTTTCCAAAAAGTGATTTGCCAGGGGATCATCAATTACGCGTCTGGTGCGGCAAGTTTAGCATTTACGTTGCCCAACGGCGCAAGACCGGCTGTCCAGCGTGGATGCTCACTTGCCGGACAAGATTCCAGTGGCGACGTGCAACTCTTTCAGGCGGTCGTTGCCACGAGCGGCGCGGTGAATATTTATCCCCTGGTACGGCAAAATTTCTCCTGGCCGAGCGCGACTAATGGCAGTGTTTATCTTGAAGGGTTGGTTTTTAGCTTATGAGCGACATCGTTACATCGCAGACTTTCGTTGATGGAGAAAAAGGCATCACGGCCACGAAACTCAATAACATTATTGCGAACAGCGTTATTCAGCCTTCTTTTGTTTCCGCGCAGCCTAGTACTTCGGCGCTCGATCCCACCGACCAGTTGCTCGATCTCAAAGGAAGCGGCGCTTATACGCGGATCACCGGAGCGCAGCTCTCAAGCTCTGTGGCGGGCCAGCTGGCTCTTGCCAATACCAGTCAGAACGGAATGTTGCACCAGACCAGCGGCAATCTTGGGGACTATTGCGGCGGGGATAATCTTTTCCATGTCCTGAACACTTTCACCAGCCTCACTGCGGCGACCACGTTGACCAGTGCCGACACGAATAAATTGCTGATCTGTTCGGGCGGCAGCTGGGTATTGACATTGCCGGCCGCGGCTAATGGGTTGGCGCATCGGTTGAGGAACGACATGGGCATCAGCGGGACAGTCGGCACCATCACGGTGACGCCGCCAACTGGGACGATTGATGGCGCAGCGACCTTGAAACTCTTGCCACAACAGGAATGCACCATTTTGTGCGACGGCACCAACTGGCGAAGTTTCGGGCTCAAGCGCGAGGTGGTCTTAGGGGTGCAGGATCTATCGACGTCAACGGCGAGCGCATCCGTTTTATTGCCAACTGGTTATCGTTATTTCGACCTGGAATTTGCCGGTTTGCAAAGTATGACCGACAATGTCGCGCTATATGCTCAGTTTAGCACTGACGGTGGCGCTACATGGTTAACGGCAGCAACTTACTCCTGGGCTCTCACTTATACTTCAGGTACTGCGGCGGTTGCAGCGGCATCTCAGGGGGTTACTCAAACGGTCGTCTATCTCGGGAGCGGTATAACCTCCGCGGGAGGTGTGTCGCATAGTAAAGCGATTATTCACCCTGGTGGCGGAACAACTGCGCGCCCGACCGTTATCGCTCTTGGTGGAAGTTACGTAAACAGCGCAAGCTATACACGCGCGTTTAACGCTTACGGATTCTATAATGTTGCTACAACTATAAACGCGGTTTTGTATTTCATGAGTACAGGCAACATCGCCAACTCGTTTTTGACTGTGAAAGGGATCGTGTAAATGAATGAGGGGCCGCCAATGAATGAGAGGCCGTCAAAGAACGGATCTGGCCTATCATGGCCGACCGTGGTGCTTATTTTGGCGACCGGGGCAGGCAACTTAGTTACAACCCATCAAGGCAACGTGCAAATAACCGAGGAACAACGCGAGGGTCTGCAAAAGATTCGTCAGCTGCACAATGATTTAGACGATTTCAAACGATGGCAACGCCAAGCGAGCGAGAACCAGCAAACAATCCTAGCCAATGACTCGCGCTTACTGGAGGAAGTCCATCGTATCGCGGTGCGACTGGATCATTTGAAAATCTTAGAGCAACAAAAAGAAACTCAATGAAAATTTGCATTGATGCAGGACATGGTGGCTCCGATCCGGGCGCTTGCGGGAAAGAAGGCCTCAAGGAATCAGCCGTTAATTTGGCGATTTGCCAATACTTGGCGTCCAAGCTCGAGGACCTTGGCTGTGCGGTTCTCTTCACGCGGAGTTCGGAAATTTATGTTCCGCTCGGAATCAGGGCTGGCATTGCCAACGATTGGAATGCGGACATATGCCTTTCTATTCATCTAAATTCAGATGGAGATTTCGCTAACGGCATTGAAACGCTTTACAAAACCGCGAACGGAAAAGCTCTTGCAACACCGATTCAAAATCGACTGATTGCCGCAACCGGCGACCGGGATCGCGGACTGGTTTGCAGGAATGACCTCTATATTTTAAATGCAACTAAAATGCCTTGTTGTCTCGTAGAAGCCGGTTTTATCTCTAATCCGAGTTTTGAGGCCAAATTGCGAACGGCCGAATATCAGCGATTGATCGCAACCGCGATTGCGGGAGGCCTAGCCGATTTTCTGAACCTGGCGCCGCGGGCTCAGCCGGCATGAGTCGATTCAATCGATCCGGACATATTCATGTTGACATCCGGACTAAAGATAGATCCTCGCAAAAAATCTGCTTTTAAATCCCGATGGATAAACATGCTTTTGCCGAGCTCGTTGCCACGAGCAACACCGATCTGGCGGCTGTCCTGATCTTTTTCGATTTCACTTTGCCGCGGGAAAATCCCGCAATGGTTTCCGAGATCTTTAAATGGAGCGATCTGCAAAAAGGCAAAAAAGATCGAAATCCGCCTCGGCGCGTCATCTGGAAATTTGATTCCGATCCGGATAGAAAATCTTTTGCAATTACTCAGGCGTTCCAAGGAGAAGATTCGCACGATCGGTTTGACAATTTTTTGGCTTCGTTACCGATCGAAGAAGAAAGGCTAGGAACACTTAAAGCTCTGCACTCGGCGAGCGTAGCTCAGGCCGGCCGGGAAATCTTAAACATTCGCAAAGAGCTCCTTGATCTGATCAAACAGGCCCCAGACCAGGCTCTCTGGCAAGTTATCGTTTATGATTCTGGCAAGATTAAATCGTTGTTCCCGAAAGCCGCATCTGACGAAGTGAAAGCCAAATTTATGGAGAAAGAATAGATGAATACCGATGAGGAACTGATTGAGACTTCCGACGGCGCTTTTATCTCGGCGAGTTCTCCGAACAGGTTGAAACAAATCGAGCTTTATCCCTTTAGCTTGATGCGCCAGGCAACTGCGCTTTCGCTTGGGCTTGATAACGCTCAAGATGGTTTTTGGAATGCAATTGTGATGGTCTGGTTATGCACGTTAGATGAGGACGGTTGCATATGGGCCAAAGAAAATAAAAAAGAAGCAATCAAAGAAGCGTTTGCCTGGGGCGATTCTGAAGGTTACAGCCTGGCCAATTTCGAGCCAATTTTGCGGATTTACACGAAGATCAATACTGAAATCCGGCGATCGACTGATGCCGTTTTGAGCACAAACGGAACCCAGGAAAAAAACTTTGGCGGGCAGCCGGCATCCTAGAAACCGCAAGCTGCGCGGCTGCCGTGAGCAATCTCAATCTTAATTATATCCTCTGGCATATGCCGATCGCCATCGCGTTCCAGTTGCAGCTTATTTTTTATCAGCGGCAAGGGAATAAGTTCTGGCGACCATATGAAGCTGATCAAAAGGCATTGACAACATTACTCTCTTAAAATGGCCTCTGACACCGTCACAACAACCTTTGGAGCCGACGATTCGCCGTTCCAGGCTGCCGCGCGCCGGGTCCGAGCTGCCATGGGCGGGATCCAGCATGAGGCTCAGAGTGCTGCTGCCGGTATAAAGGGATTGGAAAGCGCATTAGGTGCGATCATGCCGTTGGTTGCCGCCATTACAGGTGTTGCCACAATTTTTGAAACGTTCCGCAAAAGTTTTGCACAAGCTGCCGAACGTGAGCAGGCCGGTCAACAATTTGAGGCTATTGCCGGAGGGGCGGAAAAGGCTGCGCATGCAATGGAGGAACTTGAGAAGATTTCCGCCGAAACGGCTACCGATTTCCCAGAACTTGCGCAAGGTGCCAAACGTTTGATGGAAGCCGGCCTTTCAGCCGATGAAGCTGCTGAAGCAACCGGACGCCTGCAGAAGATCGCGCTCAATACGGGAAGCAGTTTCGAGGAACTGGCCGATATCTATGCGCGGGTAACGACTAAGCAGGAAGTCAGCCTTAAAGATCTGACCAAACTCGCTGCAGCCGGTATTCCGGGTATCGCAGATATTGCTAAACAATTCAAGAATCTGGAAAAAGCGACCAAAGATTCAGATAACGAGCTCGAACATTCCAATCAAATCTTCAAAGATCAATATGAACTCGCCGAAAAGAACATTGGAGCGATCAATTCATTCGGCCAAAAGACCGGATTATTAGCGGAAGCTTTCCGGCAATTCCAGCAAAGTGCTTACAGAAATGTCGGCCGAGTTTCTTTTGGCGGCATGGATCTCGGCGAGAAATACGCCAAACAATTTAGTCAAGGGCTAAAACAAATCAGTCAGGAAACCGGCGTCACCGAGCGGGATCTTGGCAACTTGATGGATAAAGGGAAACTCGGTTTTGAGGATCTGATTCAAGCTGCGCAACGTTTTCGGGAAGAACAGGAAAAGCAGCGTGAAACCGGAGTGCAGACTAAACGGTATGAGGATCAAAAGACCTTGCTTGAAGCCCAGCGCAATCTTTTAGGACAGGTTGGCGAGGCCATTCAAAAGGCGACAGATCCCGGCGGCATGTTTGCTAACGTTACCAAGGTCTTCGACATTATTGCCGGTAAATGGCGGCAAATAATGCTTGATATCGATCAAAGTTTTGAAGCATTTGGCGCACCATTAATCCGCGCATTTCAACCGGTCCTGAGCTTAATCCATGATCAGGTCATGCCCAAATTGCAAGAGGCCGCGACCACATTTGGCGCAGCGCTCGAAAATGCAGTTCAGACTGGGGATTGGTCGGGGGTTGCAGATGCGATTGCGAATGCTTTAACTAGTCCCGAAGTGATTGGGGCAATCACTGCGTTTTCGGATGCTCTCGGTAAAGCATTGAGCAAAACAATCACTTCAGAGTTTAACCAGATTGCCGAAAAGTTTTCCAGCCCCCAAAAAATTTTAGATAGTCTCACCAAAGCCGGTCTTAATCCGGCTACAAAAGAATTCTGGATGGGCGGTCTTGGAGGAACACCGGTAACGCCGGCAACAACTCCAGCCACGATGCCTACACCTGCGCCGGCGGCAGCAACACAACAACCTGCAGGAGGCGATAAAGTAGCAACCGAGGCAACCCTGAAAGCTGCAGTAGATCTTTTAATGAAGTTACCTTTGCTCTTTACGGTCGGTGCCTGAGACTATGATCTTTTCCACAGTCACAACGTTTATTGAACAAGTCGGCCGGCGCCTGCTCTGGCGGTATGCCGAGCTCGACAACATGATTTGTATTTGGACCGGGCCGGCCAGCGGAGCGCTAGCATTTAAACCGCAAATTGATTCGCCTCATCCGCAATATCCGCTGATGTTTGTTACCGATTCAGAGATTGTTACTAAGGAAGGCGCAGTTGCGGAACTGAGCGTTACTTATGCCGGGATTTTCCAGACTAAGGGTACAAGCTTTTATGCTACTGCCCCAATAGTCAGCACTTCAGCCGTTCAAGGCAGCCGCGATTTTGTTCAATCCTGGTACAAAAAGCAAGGACCGTTGCAGTTAGTTTATGCGGATCCAAACCAATACGCAGGCGGGGTGCGTTGGGTCCAGCTTTACACTGCCGGGACGCAGACAATGACGGTTCGCTATGTAGGCGCACGAGCTGACGTCCGTTATCAGGTTTATCCCGGTCCGAGTCGATGGATCTATGCCGGAATAGGCGAATCGAATGTTTGGTATGAGGTTTTAAGTGTAACAGAGGGACCGCATACGACCAGTTTGAATGGAGTTGAATGGGATGAGGTCGAAAAAATGATTCAAGGGATTGCTCCAATTCCTCCATTATACACGGCAAAACTCGGATTCGCTTCTGAGCAGCATGGACGTTGGTATAGCTGCACTGAGACTTATGGACCTACTTTTTGATGCAACTTAAAAGAATTCAGGCGGGCTGGAAAGGGATTGAAACAGTCATTAACGAAATGGTTGATGCCATTAATGCTAATGCACCGATTGAAGGTTCAGGGATTCGAATTTCAGACAGTCCAACCGGAAAAATCATCGAAGTGACAACCACGCAGGGCAGCAGCGGCGGCAGCGCAACCGGAGGCGGCAGCGCAACCGGAGGTGGCAGCGGCGGTTTGGGCAAGTGGGTGACTATTTCGATTTTAAACCAAACCAACGGCCAGATCTACAAGCTGGACGTCTGGGCCAAGGGCGATCCCTACAATCCGCAGCCCTGCACGACTGCAGCAGCCTTAGCAAATGAATGAGAAAACCACACTGGCACTTGGCGATTCAGTCGGCCTGGCTATCTCAGAATGGGCCTGCTTGAACAAGTGCGTGCCGTGCCGAATGTGCGAGTATCAGGACTACAGCTCGCCCGCAGCATCTTATACTGTCACGTACCTGAGTAGTGACGTCGTAAACGGCTCAACCAATTGGGGTCTGACCTACACCGACCCAGTTACCGGCACTCATCCTGCGCCTTTAATCAGCGGGATCGTTAAAATTACCCAGCATTACAAGGTGGACCTGAGCCTGATTGGGGGTTCAAACGTTTTTGGATTCTGCAAGCCGCATATTCTTTTTCAGATGATCCCTGGACCATCCAGCTCATGGGCCATTACAATGGATCTACTTAATATTCCGACAGCTTATAACGCTTCTATTGGGTACCATAACCACGTTGCCGCTCAGGCAACACTCTCCTTTCTTAGTTGCTCAATTACTGGCCCATCCTGGATGAGTGGAAGCGATCCTTCTTCGACCGTAATGATCCTGCCGAGCGGCTACAGTTCAACTCCGGGGGTTTGGCCTTACGCGTGGTTTGAAGGTAACGGAATCCCACCAGTAAGCGGGTTTCCGACTGGCGGCATTTTCACCTTCGATATGACGATTACCACCGACAGCCTGATTTACAATGAGACTAACTATGCCAGCAAAATGTTTATTAACCGGATGATAGCCAATATTTACGCTGCCCCGAGCCGCCGAAGAATCCGCGTTCCCATCATAGGAGTTTACTCATGAAAATCGTTATCGATCTGGATCTGCACCAGGCGGTGCAAGATTTTACCATTACCCAGCCTGCCGGGATCTATGATTTCAAGAGTCAGGACACGATCGATTTCTGGATTTACTTCGTGCGCGTCGGCGTAGTGCAGGACATGGGGGCCGGGTTCGCGTTGAAGTTCGGCATGATCGCCACCGGCGACACTTCTGCCACATTATTGGCTTACCAGACCGCTAGCAGCCATCAGACTGACTCGGACGGCAACGTTTATTACCTGATGCAGGTGAATTTCAACACCTCGCAGATGGCTAGCGCAATCTCGGGTAAAACGTCGCTCCCATGCACGGCTGAGATTCGTTACCAGACCTCTGATTCTGAGATTATTCATTCGCTTAATATCTCGAGCCTGGTTTACCCGACCATCCTAGTCGAGACGGGGGTTACTCCGCCAGGAGTTTCTACCGGATACCCGGACGCCAGTACCATCGAACTATTGGTCCATAAAAACGCGGCCAGCGGTTATGCGGGCTTGGACTCGAGTAGTCATATCTACGTTAGTCAGTTGGGTGGGGTGGCCGAGTTGGTGGCACGCAAAGATCAACCGAGCGGTTACCCGAGTCTGGACGCCAACACGCTTATTCCGGCGGCCGAGATTCCGATCGATGGAACTACCATTATTGCCTCCGGCAGCCCGCTTAAGATCAGCGCTCCTCTGTCCGCAGGGGACATGCAAAAATCGACCTACGACACTAACAATGACGGGATCGTCGATCACGCAGCTTTGGCTGATACGGCTACTAACGCCACAAATGCCACCACTGCCGCCACCCTTTCCCAAGCGACCAGTGCAGGAGCGCTCTCAACTGTCTGGGGAAAAGACGCCGCTGGGAACCAGAAACTTTTCGTTGCTCCTGGCAGTGTAACTCTTCCACCAGACGTCATTAGCGGAATAATCGCTGCTCCGATTAATAAAGCTTACACTTACGAAATTTATTCGCCGTCCAACTATAAGATCACTGATATCAATGCTGGTACTACTACTGGCACCTGCACTATTGCCCTGTTACAGAATGGGGGAGCCGTGGCTGGGACTACGCTGAATGTCACGCCTTCGTCCCCGAGTTCTTTTCCGCCAGCGCTGCATGGTTTGAACATTGCCGTAAACGCAGGGGATACATGGCAACTGGTAGTCAGTGCGGCTAGTTCTCCAGTTGACTTAGCTTTTTCAATTATTATCCAAAAATGAGTTTGGTCATCATTATCATGGCTGGCAGCAGCCCGAAAACCGGTTCGATTACTGGAGCCCAAAAAGCTCAAGTCGCTCCTGGAGTCGTCTTGCTTAATTATGTCTTAGCTGTTCATGCAGCGGGATCGATTACCGAAACGCAGAAGATACAGACAACGCCTTCAGTTGCTTCAATCTTTTACGTCACGAGCGTTAATGTTCAGACAGCCCCAACCGAACTGAAGAAATTGCAGGTTTTGCCTTCAATTAGCTCACTTTCTTACCGATTTTCAGTTAACAGCCAGACCGCTCCAAGTGAACCCAAAAAATTACAGGTCACTCCAGCTATCGCCTCTATTAATTATGCCTAATATTTACATTCCACGCTTTATCGATCACCTGATGGAGATCGGCATTAATGTTGGTATCAAAGGTGCTTACCGAGCGGAAGTGTGCCGAGACGGTCACGTCATACGCCAACCGCATGGCCCAAAGATGCAACCTAACGTGATCCTGAATCAGGCGCTCGATAAGCTTTTTACCGGCGGCACATTCAATCAAATGATGGTTGGAGCACAAGCTGGTACTGGAACTGCAACACCGCTGGTCACCGATACGGCCTTAACTACCCCTGTTAAAACTACCAACACTTGGTTTAATACGGCTGGTTTCACCACTACCAACGACACAGTGAATGGGGCGGCTACTCACACCGTCACATGGGATTTTTCTAGCGAAACTTCGACGATCACTTACAACGAATGTGGCTGCGGATTTTCGGGACCGAATTTGTTAGCTACCAAAGCACTCTTTCCGTCAGGTGTAAGCTTAAATCCAGGCGACAATCTTCGGCTAACGTATGCTTTGACTTTTTCAGTGCCAGCCACTGTCACGCCGGTTACGGTTTCTTTATCGCCAGTTGGTGGATTCAATGCCAGCGGCCAACTTAAAGTATGCGGCCAATGGGGCGCGGAAGGTGTTTTCGGAAGTGCCCCTAACGGGTTCCCGAGCGCGTGCGATTCCAACTTATACATGAATGGTTCCCCATCAGGAGCCGGGCAACTCTGTTCTGGCCCGACCACTTTCCCGACAGTCAACACCCAGTTTACTCCGACCAATATCGGGAGCGGAAGTAGTCCCAGTCTAGGGACTTATACCAACGGAAGCTTTACCAGAAATCAAACTTTTATTTGGACCCCGTCCCAGCCAACTTCAACAGTTAGCAATGTTAACGGAATAGGGCTTTGCCAAGATCTCCCTTTCTGTTCCGTTTATCTAATTTTGACCACGGCACAAACCAAAGCCAACGATCACACTCTGACCATGGTCTACTCGGCTACTGCTGCTCAGGTGTAAATCATTTAAAGCTTTTTCAATTTCCCCGTTTTCGTAATTGGGCTTCGAGAAATCTGGCAAGATCAATTTTCCCGGCGCGTTTAGCTCGCCGTTCGAATCGGATTAGTTCTTCTTCTTCAAATATACTCAGAACATCTTCGAGCAAATCCGGCTCAAATTTCTTGGATTCTGGTTTATTCATAATAATAGTCACATTCTTTGCGGAGGCTGGAAACGTATTGATAACAGACAAACGAGTATTGCAATCGATACAAGCACAAATGGAGCAATGAATAGGCTCATAACGATAGGTGCCAATATTGGATTTTTTAACGGATTGGAGATGGAAAATATCATTTTAAAATGAACGTCTATCTACTGATCAGTTTATGGTCTTTATGCAAGCAGCACTTTGGCTAAGTAAATCCATCAACTCGGTGATTTCCGCTTGTCGACGCTTGGCTTTTTCTGCTCCTAATCTTTCTATCCATTCGTTAATTTGCGTCTGATCTATTGGGCAATGTTCAAGGAATTTGAGTAAGGGATTTTTGAGTTTTCGAAGCTCTCCTATCCAGAATGACGTCTGGGTAAGAGTTTTTGCTTTCTCGCGTTCGGCTTTGGTTTCCAATAGAACGAACCCGTTTTTACTGACAAATTCCATTTTGGTACCTTTAAAATCAGGATCGAACTGTTCGGGAGTAAGGAAGTTCATCGGTTGATTGCCTCCCGGCAGTTGACGCACTCGTTCAGAATAGCTAGGACGAGGCTCCTTATCTTTTTTGGCTGGCTTGGCTGCACGGCGTCGAGCTGCAGCAACGCGGGCTGCACTTTCTAGACTCTTTGAACCAGATTTTACTTCATTAACAAATTCAGGAGCGTGTTTTCGAACGTCCCTGGCTTTGCAAATACTAGCCCGACCAACATCCATTTTCTTAGCGGCTGTAGTTTGAGTTTCAGGGAGGGTGTCTCGGCCGAGACACCCTCCCGAGAACTGGTTTGTGCCATTTTTAAATGTACACAATTCTTCGGCTATCATTGCTCGTTGGCCAGATGTAAGATGTCGCCTATGCAGATTCGCATTGACAATCCAAGCTGTAACATCCTTCGGCTCGACAATTTCTGTCTTGCATGGCAAATCTAATTCGGCAAGTGCCAGTAACCGGTTGCGCCCATCAAGTAAAATCCCGTCGGCCGAAAGTTGTATTGAACTTTGCAGCCCATTCTCTTTGATTGATTGGCAGAGCGCCTTGAACTGATCCTCTTCCATTAACGGAAAAAGCTCCGCAACCGGATGAATTGATTTCGCGCCGCATCGAGCTAAAATGTCTTCGGTAATCTGTTTCATAAAAAAAGGAGGCTGGACGATACCAAGAAAGATCATCCAGCCTTTTTCAGAAGCTCCCCTTACTTCAGCCCGATCTCCACAAATTCAGGGAATTCCTCCTGATGCCCGGGATCCGCTTTCCTGAGTTTGTCTCCAGCGCGCCAGGCATTGAAAGCCTTGATAATTGCAGCCAGAACAACATGTTTCCCGTTCGGTTTCTTTTTATCCACATCAAGGAACTTCCGCAAAGCTGCGATGGGATCATCGGTTTCCAGTTTTCCATTCCCATCGATCAGCGCGCCCATGAATTCATCGAGTACATCTTCGTTGGCAATCGCGAGGATCGCATAACTGACATATGCAGTCACATCCTTGTGCCCAATCAATTGAATCGCTTCACCGTATTCACCTATTGTTAAACGAGCCGCCAAACGGTATAAATCGTTGCTTTTAACGGCCCTAAGTATCTGAATAGGACTCATCTTCAACGGACGTCTGATTCGCTTTTTACCTTTGTACAATATATAAGCACCGCTTAAGACATTGTTGTGAATCTTGGCAATAGCTGCAATCAAACCCGATTGTCCGTCAAACCCGGCAGTCTCTAAAGCAACCGCCGGACTACGTCCCCGGCCATTATCAATAAAGGCGAACAAGAATTCCTGGGCTGGAGTATCAGCAACAATGTAACTGGTGAAAGGAATGCCAGTCAGATAACTTGCCCACAAGCGATGTTGTCCATCGACCAGAATCCCTTCCGTGGTAAAGATGATCGGTTCGCCAGTTCTGTGCCATTCGCCATCTTTAAACTGTTGGCCATAATAACAGACTGTCGAAAATGACGGTCTACGATTTGCTCCTTTCGCATTGCGAAGGAGAAAGCTCTCGGCCAATTCCTGATTGATTTCATACCAATCATTAGAGAGGCCCAACAGTGGAAGTGTCCCTAATGATTCCCGATATGCATCGAATTGGGCGAGAAGCTCAGCGAATTGCTGTCCGGTTGCTGTCTCGATGTCTAGAACAAATCTGGGTACAAAGCCCCCAGAAGAAGGCTCTTCATTTTCTTTCATACTTCTTTTGCGACTCGTTTAAACGCTCATTGTGGCGTGTAATTGGTGGGTCAAACCATTTGGTTGAGTTCTTCGAATTCATCTATTCAGAGCTCAACTTTAAGGGATTTTCCAAGAAAATAAGAGATCTGCAATACAATTCTGCGAAAATCTTTGTTATCCATGGGTGACATTAAACTGAGAATCTGCGATATCTGCTGCGATACGCGAAAAGCTCAATCATTGATAATCAAGAACTTGCGTTCAAATGCTTACCCCCCTTCAGGGAGTAGGCGGAATTTCGAGAGCTCTGGAATCTTTCATACGTAACGTGTTCATAATCAAGAAAGTCTAGATAAAATCTACGGTACTAATTTATTCTTGCTAGATCCGAGAATTCGCTTAATTCACGGTTGTTCAGGCCGATTTCTGCACTATAGTGCAAACGATTAAATGAATGAACAATTTGCGACCAAAGAAGATTTACACCGCGAGATCGGCATTCAGACCCGCTGGCTAATCTCGATTTTAGTAGCCATCCAAGTTCCGACTTGGATCGGCATGATGCAGATCTGGAGTTTTCTGGCCAGTATCGCCAGCAAATTACACTAAGAGATCCCGTATAAAACTGGATATGAAAGTCGTCAGCTTCCATAGCAAAACAACTCCTTGGCGTGTTCAATTGCCGGCGCGGTTTTCAAATGACGGCAAACGGAAAAGCAAGTATTTCCGAACCAAACAGGAAGCCGAACAGTTCTGCAAAAAAGTGAATCAATATGGTATCGCGGCTTTGCAGGATTTTGTTCCCGCGGTTTCCAAGACTCAAACCGATCAGATGCAGACCGCGATCCGTTGGGCGCTAGCTGAACTAAGCGGCGATTTCAGCCTGGTTTACGACGCGATCAATCATTACAAGCTGACCCGGCTCAACATTCGCCAGGCGAACGTGCGCGAAGCTTTTGAGGCGTTCCAGCTTTCCCGGCAAAACGACGGACTGGCTTCGCGCACTATCCAATCCGATGCCGCCCGTTTGCGCAAATTGATGATTCGATATTCCGACACGCCGATTGCCCAGCTTTCCAAA